TGGACGGGCTTTTGGGTTGTTTGGGAACGAATAGGTGATTGTTTGGAAAACCATAAGGAGTTAGACATGCCAGAAGAACAGAGACCGCTGAGGATGGCCGGGCTCGTCTGCGCGCTTGCCTTGTTGGCGCTCTTGGTCGGTTGCGCCGTTACTCCGGCGGGCGTATCTGATGGCTCTACCGACGCGGAGCCGGTGGCGGCAGAGGCCGAGCAGGCCAAGGCCGACACGGTTCGGGGGACGGTTGTGGCCTACAGCCACAGGAACCATGCCGGACATGACGTGACAGATGTTTGCTTCGGCGACGGGCGAAAGGTGTCCTTCCGCGGGTGCTGGAGCTTCAGGCTCGGCTTGGCGCATGTCTTTGCCGTGGAGCCCGTCGGCCGCCTGCTTTGGTGGCCGAGGATAGCGGACTATGACATCCTTGGGGGTTGAGGTGCTGGAGGCGGCAGATGATTAGGCCGATGCTGTGCAGGCTTGCGGCGAGGCCGCACGACGACCCAGGCTGGGTCTGGGAGCGCAAGTATGACGGCGTCAGGATGCTGGTGATAACGGGCCCAGACGGCTCCGTCCGGCTACAGGCCAGGAGCGGCACGGACAAGACGCCGCAGTTCCCCGAGCTGGCCGACGGTGTTGGCGTTGGGGCTCCACTCGACTCTGTGCTCGACGGTGAAGTTGTGGGTTCGCGTGGCCTGACGTTCCAGGAGTTTGCCCAGCGCAGGGTCAACAGGACGGATGGCATAGCGGCGATGGCCGCCGAGTGCCCGGCCTTCTTTGCCGCCTTCGATGCCATCAGGCTGGACGGCGTCGACTGGAGCATGATGCCCCTGCGGTGGCGGCGAGACCTGCTCAAGAAGCATGTTGGCGGGCAGCAGGTCGTCTTCCCGACAGAGTCAGGCAGCGGGACTGCGATGTTCGAGTGCGCCAAGGAGAACGGCTGGGAGGGAGTGGTTGGCAAGGACCTGTCGCAGCCTTACCTGTTCGGCAAGCGTGCGTGGCTGAAGGTCAAGGTGTGGCAAGAGGGCGTGTTCATGCTGTGCGACCCGGTGCCGGGGCTTGGCAGGCGCGACGGCATGGCCGGCTCGTTTGCGCTGATGGACCTCTGCGGCAAGTATGTCGGGCACGTCGGGACTGGCTTCGACGAGGCCGAGCTGCGCAGGCTGACCGTGCTGGTGAGGACCGGCGACAGTCCGGTATACGCCAAGGTCAAGTATGTCGAGATGACCAACGACGGCAAGTTAAGGTTCCCGGTGTATCTCAGGCAGATTGGCCGGGACGGGCTGGCACCGAACGAAGCTGCCACATGCCAGTTGTCGCCAAGGCCGTACTGCCCGTTCGTTGAATGTCAGCACCATACGCAATCAAGCCTTAAACAGGCACCAGACGGCCCACCACAGGCACCACGGTGAGAATCCTGGCCGCCAGGCCACTGAACCAGTATGCGTCTATGGCCGACGGAAATCAGGTACTGTGCCGTGAGCCTGGGGGCCACACAGGACAGTTTGTATTCGGAGAACGAAAGGCTGGAGGGCAGACATGGTAGTATGGCGGCTTAGAGCCTGCCCGAGGTGCGGCGGCGACCGCTTCGTCGACCGGGACGCGGACGGCTGGTACGAGCAATGCCTGCAGTGCGGTCATCGGCGCGCCGTGACGGCGGACGACAAGGTTGGCCGTGTTCCGGGGGGAAGAGGTCCTTACGGGAGGCGGTCTGTTGTGTTATGATAACAGTATGAGACAGGCGCCACCGGCCAGGGTCGGTATATCCGGTAAAATGAGGTCCGGCAAGGACACAGTTGCCCGCCTTCTTGCGGCTTACGGATTCCAGCGGCTTGCCTTTGCGGACAGGCTGAAGGAACTGGCAACCGAGCTTTTCGGCATGAGCCCAGACGAGAAGAATCGAGACCTGCTGGTGGCGCTTGGCCGAAGGATGTGCGAGCTGGACAAGGACGTATGGGTCAAGCACGTCTTGGCGAGGATGCCAACCGACGAGCGCATCGTCATAACCGACATGAGGTTTCCGCCTGAGCTGGAGCTGCTGCGCGGCGCCGGCTTTTACATCGCCAGGGTAGAGTGCCCGGAACGCATGAGGCTCGCCAGGCTTAGTCTTGCGGGGCAGTTGGAGCATGCCGACCTGATGACCGACCCGTCTGAGACGGCGCTGGACGGCCGAAACGACTGGGACTTCAGGCTCAACGGTGCGACCGGCATAGTCGACCTGACGCAGCAGGTGGCCGTCATGGCCAGGGAGATGCTGGAGGGTGAGCTGTCATGACCGAGAGCAGGGCGGTGGCGAAGCGCCCGCCGGGAAGGCCGCCGAAGCATGGCGCCTACTCCGGCAACGTGCTGGTGCCAATCACGGAGGAGAAGCGGCATGAAATACTGGACGTGCTGTACGGCCAGAACATACCAAACGCCAAGACGGACAGGGTGTACGTTGACCTGCTGGCCAGGTGCCTCGCCAAGATAGAGGTCATGGACCGGTGGCTGACGGTCAACGGAATCATAGGCGCGGACAAGGACGGCCTGCCGATACCGCAGCCGCTGCTTAAGGTGTATTGGGCTGCCGTCAACTCGGCGATGAGGGCGTGCGACAACTTGGGCATGACGCCAGCGGCCAGGTACAAGCTCGGCCGCGAGATGCTGGCCACCGAAAAGGACCTTGGCGCCAGGATGGCCAGGGCAGACGATGGTGAAGATGATGACTGAACCGGTGAGAGTGGAAGCCCACATGGTCTCGGCGTTCGCCAGGAGAATCGGGTGGCTTCTCTTGGAGAAGCGGGACGACGGCGAGCACACGCACTGGTGGTGGCTGACGCTGTCTGGCCGCATACTTCGGGTGGTCATGGACAGTGATGAGGCAATCGTGTGGAGCATCACGCAAGAGGAGTCTTGGGAGCCGAGAGATGGGTAGAGCGACAGCCAAGCCGAAGCCGCTGACCGATGAGCGGGTAGAACGGTACAGGCACGACATCATCGCGTTCCTCGAGGACCAGTACATTCTGGCGGAGACTCAGGAGCTGATGGTGGTCGAGCAGTGGCAGAAGGAGCTCATCTTCTGGCCGCTGTTTTATGACCTGGACGAGGCTGGGTTGCGCAGGTATACCCTCGCGCTGATTGGCCTGTGCAAGAAGAACGGCAAGAGCAGCCTCGCCGCCGGCATTGGCCTTTGGTTCTGCTTCGCCGGTGAGCCGCACGGTGAGGTAATCATAGCGGCCAACAACCTGGACCAGGCTTCGCTCATCATCTACGACAAGATACGCAATGCCTTCAAGGCAAACCCTCAGCTGCATTCGGCCGCGAGGCTTCTGAAGACGGCCATAGAGATGAAGGCGACCGGCACCGTCTGCAGGCCAATCGCCCACAAGTACCAGACCGCCGCCGGAGCAAACCCGACCCTCGTCATATTCGACGAGCTGTGGGGATTCCCGGGCCGCGAGTTCTACGACGAGCTGACGGAGTCGCCAGCCAGGAGGGAGCCGCTGAGCCTCATCGTGACGTATGCCGGGTATGACAAGGAGTCGCTGCTGTACGGCCTATACGAGATGGGCCGCAAGAAGAAGGACCCAAAGATGTTTTACCTCTGGCTGCACGAGAACGTGGCCTCGTGGGTAACACAGGACTACCTGGATTCGCAGAGGCGGCGCCTGCCGGCGAACAGCTACATGCGGTTCCACGAGAACAGGTGGTCGGCGGGCGCAGGGCAGATGGTGACGGAAGAGGACATTCAGCGCATTCACTCGACGCCATGGATGCCGGCGCTCGGGGCCAGGCCGGACCTGCCCTTCACATACATCATATCCAACGACCTCGGCGTCAGTCATGACAGGGCGGCCAGGTGCGTTGGACACTTTGACCCGAGGGATGGCAAGGTGTATGTCGACTCTCTGAGGTGGTGGCAGGGCTCCAAGAAGGAGCACGTCCCGATAGCGGACGTTGAGCAGGACTTGAGTGGCATGGCCGGCGCGTTCCGGACTACCAGGCTGCACATTGACCCGTGGCAGATGGAGTACGTGATACAGCGGCTTAAGGGCCTGTTCACGGTGACGCCGTTCAACTTCAATGCGGACATTGTCCACCTGTCGCAGACGCTGCTGACGCTGATACGGAACGGGACGCTTGTGATGTACAATGAGCCGGAGTTCGACAAGGAACTCAGGCAGATAATATCGAAGCAGACGCCAAAGGGATGGCGCATAGACCATGTGCGCGGCAAGAGGGACGACCTCGTCATTGCCGTCGGCATGATGGCGATAGAGGCCGTGCGGCTGGCGTTCGGCTCAAACTGGGTGCCGCCAGAGGATAAAGACTTCGACGCTCCGCCCGTTGGCTTCAAGGGCGTGAGGGACAAGGAGTTCTGATGAAGTTGACGATAGGCAAATGGCTCACGCTGAGGATGCGGGACAAGCCGCCTACGCCTCCGACCGATGAGGAAATTGGCGCGACAGGCACGCCCATCTTCTCAGGCCAGCTGTACGAGGACGAATACAACTCTGACCTCAAGGGAGCCGCGGCCATTAAGGTCTATGAGCGAATGCGCAGGAGCGATGGCCAGGTCAAGGCCGCCCTCTTGGCATGCAAGCTTCCGCTCATGGTGGCCCGCTGGGACGTGGCCCCAGCCAGCGAAGAGCCTGCTGACATGGAGATTGCCGACAAGGTGAAGACAGCTCTGTTCGACGGGATGGACATCACGTGGGACAACTTCCTCAGGCAGTCGCTGCTGATGCTGGACTACGGGTTCATGGTGTTCGAGAAGGTGTGGGAGCTGCGCGACGGGCTGTACATGTGGAAGCGGCTGGCGCCGCGTCTGCCGTCGTCAATCGAACGCTGGTACTTTAGGCCGGACGGTGAGCTTGACTATGTCGAGCAGATGGCATACAAGGACGACCAATACAAGACCCTGGACATACCTGCCGGCAAGCTGGTGGTGTTTACGCATGAGATGGAGGGGAGCAACTACAGAGGAATCAGCCTGTTGAGGGCTGCCTACAAGCACTACTGGTACAAGAACACCCTGTACGCCATAGACGGCATTGCCGCAGAGCGGCATGGCGTCGGGTTGGCGTCATTTACGTACCCGGATAACGCCACACAGGCCCAAAAGGACGCAATCAAGGAAGTCGGCCAGCGGCTGCATTCTCACGAGAGGGCGTATGTCGCCCTGCCGGAGTCCGTTAAGTTTGCGCTTCTCGGCGTTCAGGGGCAGCTGCACGACATTAAGGGTAGCATTGAGCACCATGACGTCATGATAGTCCGCAGCGTGTTGGCCCAGTTCCTCAATGTGGGGGCGAAAGAGGTCGGCAGCTATGCCTTGTCGAACGACCAGTCGAGGTTCTTCCTGTTCGCGCTTCAGGCGGTCGGCAGGAATATCGTTGACACAATGAACCGCGGACCAATTCGTGAGATGGTGAACTACAACTGGGACGTCAAAGGCAGGTACCCGAAGCTGACAGTCAGCGGCCTGGACAACCCGGAGATAGCCGCCTACGCCGCGGCGATAGCCTCGCTGGCCACCTCCGGAATGCTGACGCCAGACAGCGACACGGAGAGCGAACTGAGGCGGCTGCTCAAGTTCCCGCAGAGGAAGCCGCCGGCACCTAGGCCGACACCGGCTCCAACGCCAACTCCGATGCCTCAGCCTCAGGATGAGCCGAAGGCACCTGACCAGCAGCGACAGGCGTCTGAGGAACGCTTCTGGCGGCAGCCTGCGGGGGTTGAGTTGTGCATGTCACTTGACGAAATTGACGATAGGCTGAAGAGCGCTGAGGCGCAGTTCATCGAGGCAGTCAAGCCAATACAGGAGAAGCAGATAGCCTCACTCGTCAAGACGGTGGCCGGCTACATTGAGGACAAGCAGTTCGACAGACTGACGGAGATAGACGTTCCGTTCAAGGACAAGGTAGCCGACGCCATTGACGACATGCTGAGCGAGCTGCTGGACTTCGGCAAGAGTCAGGTGCGCGAGGAGCGGACCAAGCAGGGCAGGGGCATGACGGCCCAGGACAAGGATGAGGACGAGGGCGAAAAGGTTGACAAGCCTGAGGCCAGCGCGTTCGTCAGAATCAGGGCACTCGCGATAGCGCAACTGTTGGCCAACAGGCTGCGGTCGGCAATGTCGTGGGAAGCCTTGAGACAGGTCCGGACAGGCAGCCTCGACCCGACCGGCATGTCGATGGTGTTGACAAGCCTGTCAGACCAGGAGCTCAAGAAAACGGCGCAGCTCAGCACGGCTGAGGCGTTCAACATAGGCCGGCAGGAGCAGGCCAAGGAAGACGAGGACGACATCGAGAGGGTCATGAGCAGCGCCATCCTCGACCGCAATACCTGCTCGTTCTGTAAAGGCGAGGACGGCAAGGAGTGGAAGTCGGGCGAAGAGCCCGCGCCGCCTCCGTACGCCGACTGCGAGGGAGTGGACAAGTGCCGCTGCGTGTTCGTCTACGTTTACAAAGGGGAGGTGTAGCATGCCATACAGCTATCCGGGCAATGTGCCGGACACAGTCAAGAATCTGCCCGAGGGGGCACAGAGAATCTTCGTTGAGGTCTTCAACGGTGCCGACGCCGCCGGCAAGAATGAGGATGAGGCCAGGATGGCGGCGTGGGGTGCCGTCAAGAACGCATACGAGCAGACGGCTGAGGGCGAATGGAAGCGAAAGGCGTCTGAAAGTCTTGTGCGGTATGTCGGCCCGGTCAGTTTGGCCGAGGGGAACCGAAGCGATGTACAGGTGTTCAGGACCGGCACCTTCTACCACCCGCTCTACGGCAAGTTCACCATCACCGACGATACGATGAAGGCAATGGTCGAGAACTTCAGGACAGTGCGGCCGGTGGCGCCCACCGAGATGGTGGTCGACTACGAGCACATGAGCGACCTGGGCACTGTTCAAGCTCCTGCGGCTGGCTGGGTGAAGGACTTGGCGTTCAGGCCCGGGGTAAAATCAGCACTTTATGCGACAGTAGACTGGACTGACGAGGCGGCCGGATTCATCCGGGACAGGAAATACCGGTACATCAGCCCTGTCTGGAATATGAACTACAAGCACAAAGAGACCGGCAAAGAGGTCGGCCCGACGCTTGTGGCCATGGCCCTGACCAACCGGCCGTACATCGAAGGCATGGAACCCGTGGTTTTGAGTGAGCGTATCGAGCGCGCGAACGCCGCGGTCATGGCCCTGAGTGAAGCCACAGTAGCCAGTTATGCCATGCTGATGGCTGAGTGGGACAACGAGTATATCAATGACCTCCCGGACGACTGCTTTGCATATGTCGCCCCGGGCGGCGAGAAGGACGAGCAGGGCAAGACCGTTCCACGGGCGTTGCGACACCTGCCGTTTAAGTCGCCGCAAGGAAATATCAGCATAGACCATTTGCGGAATGCCTTGGCGAGACTAGACCAAACCAGCCTTCCACCGGAGGCCAAGGCAAAGGCAAGGGCCATTCTCGAAAAGGCCGCCGAAGAGGCGGGCGTTGGCGAGACCGGCAACAATACCAAAGAAGGAGAGGACACTACCATGGAAGAGAAGCTTAGAGAGCTGCTTGGCCTGGGGCCGGACGACGACATTGTCGAGGCCGTGACTGCGCTTAAGGCAAAGGTCGACGAGGCCGAGGCCGCGAAGACTGAAGCACAGACTGAAGCCGCCGCGGCCAGGGAAAAGTCCAAGACAGACCTGAAGGCCAAGGACACGGCTGAGGCCGATTTGAGGGCCAACGAGGTCACCAGCGATGTCGCCCAGGCGGTGAGGGACGGCAAGCTGCTCCCGGCTCAGGTCGACTGGGCCAAGAACCTGCGGGCCAAAGACCCCGCCGCGTTCAAGACCTTCCTCGAAACCGCCAGGGCCGGGCCAGACCTTGACATCAGGGGGAAGGACGCCAGACCAGGGGACGACGACATTCAGCTGACCGACTCGGAAAAGAAGTCAGCAAAGATGCTCGGGGTTGACCCCGCGGAAACCCTCGCGCAGAAGAGGAAGGACGCCGTAGTCGCCACAGTCTAGGCGGGTATCCGCTAGGCGTCCTCAATAACGAAGGAGAAGACAGTTGAAAAGAAAACTCAGTACAGTCAGACGGCTGCTCGGCCTGATGGCGCTCATGGTGCTAATAACCATGGGCTTCCCCGCCTCGCTGTCGGCTGACACGCAGATTCCACGCAAAGAGGCCGGTCTCCAGTCCTTCCCGGTCTCTTCGGGCGAGACCATCTACAAAGGTGCGTTGGTGTGCGAAGACGCGGACGGGTACCTGGTGCCTGCGGCCGACACGGCCGGATACAAGTTTGTCGGCGTGGCCTATGAGGGCTCAGTCAATGCCGGCACGGATGGCGCCACAAACTGCCGCGTGTTTACGCAAGGCTCGCACCTGCTGACCGCCACAAGCATAACCCAGGCCATGGTCGGCAAGCTGATGTATGTTACCGATGACGCTGCTTTTGACGACACGGCTACAAACTTTGTGTGCGTCGGAAGGCTTGTACAGTACGTCAGCGAGACATCCGGCTGGGTAGACATCGGACAGCGCGGCATAGCCAACACAGACTCCCTTCGCCTTGAGATAACAGGAAAGGGGATAGGCGACGGCCTGGACATCAACAGAATAGCGGTCATCAATACCGCCGCCTCTGGCGAACGCACTCGCGCCCTTCAGATAGCTCTGACCGGCGTTGCCGCCACTGAGATGGGCGGAGGTGAGTGCTTCCGGGCCGAGATAACCCTCTCGACTGGCATGTCGCTTGCGGCGGCAGCTGGCCTAATCGGGCACTACGGCTGGATAGAGATAGAAGACGGTGTGGCCATCGGCAACAGCGCCCTCATCACGCCGTTTCGGTCTGTCATCTACGCCCACGACAACGACCTGTCGGCAATAGGCGGAGGCGGAGAGTCTGCGCTGTTCTACGGCCAGACCTGGGGCATAGACAGCGGAAAGATAGACCACGGCGTCCGCATAGTTGCAGGCGGAACCACGTCCATCGGCGACATTCTCGGGGCGGTCGCTGGAGAGGGTGCCATAGGCAGCATATTCGACTTCTCTGGCCTGTACGATGAGGATGAGAGCGTCTGCCTTGCTCAGTGGCCGATACGCGATACTACTGCGGGAGGCAGGCCGGTGAGGTGGTGGATGGGCAGGGCAGTCACAAGAGAGGCTGTCTTCCTGGAAATGAACCACCAGGAAACGGTACATGGTTACGCCGTGCACGGTCGTGGCTCCCTGTACTTCTCCGTCAGCGGCGAGATATACATGAAGGTGGCGCAGCTTGACGCCCAAGGGGATTGGGAAGTCATCAGCCACGCTGCGGCTGACGCCGGGTAAACCAAGCAAATAAAATAGCGGGAGGCAACAGACAAATGTTGAAGACATTGGGCATACAGGACGCACTGGTACTGAGGTCCATGCTGATGGAGGCTGGCGGCAGTTACGCCGAGCTGGTCTTGGCAAAGAAGACGGCTGACAACGTACTCAGCGAGCAGGAGCTTAAGGACTATCAGGTGAAAGCCACGCCTGAGGGTATCGTATGGAATATAGCCACCAGCGACGGCACTCCGCTCCCCGCCACTAAAGAGGTGGAGTTCGGGCCGGAGGTCGCCCGCATGATTGTGGGGGCTTTCAAGAAGCTTGACGAGGCAAAGGCTCTCAAGCACTTTCACCGAGGGCTGTATGAGCAGTTCGTCCTGGCCCCTGTTGCCGACTGACTCTAGAGAAGGAGAGAACAATGCTACGTAAGATACTGTCTAAAGTCACTTCTGCCCTGACTGCCCTTCACACGAACGAGGTCGGGGCGCTCGTGACCAGCGACTTCCTCGCCGGCCTGATGACCAACTACCGGGCAATCTTCACGAAGGCGCTCGACGAGGCGTTCGCGGAGATGCCGCTGCACAAGGAGATAGCCACCCAGTTCCCCAGCACAACGGACCGGGAGACATACGGCTGGCTCGGCTCCAACCCGCAGATGTCTGAGTGGAAGGACACCAGGATAATCCAGGCCCTCGAGCCCTACGACTACACCCTCGTCAACAAGCACTACGAGGGCTCCATCGCCGTCAACCGCGACACCTACGAGGACGACAAGTTCGGTTTCATAGCCCCGAGGATTCGGGGGCTGGCGACCCGAGCAGTGCGGCACTACAACGAGAAGGTCATCTCCCAGCTGGACGACGGAGCGACCCTGCTCGCCTACGACGGAGCCGCGTTCTTCGGCACCTCACGGGAAATCGGTAAGAGCAGCACCATCGCCAATCAGCTGTCCGGCTCGTACTCCGCCGACGGCGACGAGATTCGCGCAGCCATGGCCGCGGCTTATGTGGCCATGCAGAACTTCAAGGATGACAACGGCATGGCCATGGGCATTATACCGGACACCATCGTCTGCTCACCGACTATGCTCATACCCATCCGTGCCGCCCTGCTGCCGTCCGTCGCTGGCACCCAGCGGCCAGAGGCCGGCATATTCGACAATGCCCGCATCTTCTCTTCGCCGTGGATAGACAAAGATGCCCTTGACTGGTTTATTCTGTGCACCAAGGTCATCGAGGTCAAGCCGCTCATCTTCCAGCTGCGGAAGGATGTCGAGTTCACGTCCATGGACAAGCCTGACGACGAGAACGTGTTCCACCGCAACACCTTCTACTACGGGGTGGACGACCGGTTTGCCGTCGGCTACGGAGACCCGCGGACGGCAATCCAGATAGTTGACGACAGCTAGGCTGAAGGCTAGCGACTGGTGGGCGCAGCTCCGGTTGCGCCTGCCCACGGTATTCTTCAGCAGAGAAGCCGGTTAAGGCGAGGGAGACAAAAGATAATGGTAAAAGAAAACAATGACGAGAGACGGCGAGCCTCGCCCCGCCGGCTGTACTCCAAGGCAGTCGAGCACGTAAACATCCAGCACGTGGAGAAGAAAGCCGACACCGACTTCCTGGAGGAAGACTTGGCGCTGACCTACCCTCCGGGCATGTTTCGCATCATGGTGCAGCTGGACGCGGACGCCAAGTTTTTTGTCCAGTGCCGCAACGGGGACGCAGAAGAGGTCCAGCTCAGCCCCGAGAGGGCGGCCGACCTCAGGGAGGGCAGCCTGTACCTGTTCGACATGCTTGTCGGTGCGGGCGACCGCATAAACTTCCAGATGGACGATGACTGCGTTGTCGAGAAGCTGGTCGTGCACGAGATTCCAATAGTGGTCTAGGGGGAAGACATGTCATACCCACCGCAGGGCTGTGGAATAGTACAAGAGGACATCGACGAGAGCATAGCCACCCATGAGGCTATGGCCACGGTGCATCAGGACGCGCCGGCATTGATAGGTGTGCACGCAAGTGACGCCGGTGCCCATCATGACAGGTATACTGATACCGAGGCCATTGCCGCCGCGTGGCAGACTGCGGACGAGGTAGAGGTTGAGGAGCTTGACGCCGCCACTTACGATGACATGCAAGACTTCATAAACCAACTCGGCAGTCGTACCCACATTACCGGAATGGTCATATCAGACGGAGGTGGAGGCGCGGTCAACATATCCGCCGGAACTGGCTGGTGCAAGGTGGAGAATGACCTGAACGCGGTAGGCAGGTTCTTCGACTTCGCCGGTAAGGTCGGCCAGACGCTGACGGACCTCTTGGTGAACTACATATACCTTGACTACAATGGTGGTGCTCCTCAGATAGTTGTGGACACTACCGGAGGCCTGTTCTATGACTATGACCATCTCATTTTAGGGTGTGTGTTTAGGAATGGCACAGTGGTCCACTTTATCAATTCCGCATGGCCCGGGGTGGACGCCGTACACAGAGCGAAGATGCGTCTATTCGAGGAACGCGGCGCGCACAGGACGTCTGGCATGGCTACTGGCTCTGCGGGAGCGAGGCGGCTGGCCATAACCGCAGGCATTATATGGGTAGGTCTGTCGAGAATAGCGGTGGGACCCTTCGACACGAGCGACGGAGACACCTTCTCCTACTGGTATTATGACGGAGACCTTCCTGCTCCTGCCTGGGTAGAAGTCACGGCGCAGACCGCCGTAAGCAACACGCAGTACAATGCCCTGGCCACCGGCCTGGCAAGCCTGGGCTCTAACAGGTTCGGGGTCCACTGGGTGTACATTGACCAGGAAGGAGACCATCTTCACGTAATTTATGGACAGGGCAACTATACGGCAGCCTTGGCGGAAACGGCGGGAGTGCCTGCGAGCCTGCCTCCGATAGCCACCAACTTCGGTATCCTGATAGCGAAGATTATCTGCCAGGAAGGCACAGACGTCCTGACCATAACGTATCCATGGACTACCGCCTTCAGGAGTTCGCTGGCCACAGACCACGGCAGCCTGGCCGGTTTGGGTGACGATGACCACCCTCAGTACCTCACTCCTGCCGAGCACACCGCCGTCGGCGACGACTCGCCACATCACGCCAGGTATGATGACTCGGAGGCTGTCTCGGCCATGGGAGAAAAGGCTGACGACAACCCGCTCAACCATGACCAACCTGACGTGGCGCTGTATGTACTCAAGTCGCTGTTCGACGCCAACACGATACTGATAGCCGCGTCAGACGACACCCCCGAGGCGCTGGCGATAGCCGCGTCCAGGGTAGTCGGCAGGAAGTCAACCGGCGGCATTGTGGCGCTGACTGGGGCAGAACTCATGGCGATGTTGACCGGCCAGGCTGGCGCTGACTTTTCGCTGAACACCCACAAGCTGACCGGTGTCGTTGACCCGACCGCTGACCAGCACGCGGCGACTAAGAAGTATGTCGATGACAATCTGCCTGGAGCATTGGCGCGCGGTCGCGCCTTCCTGAACGCCCCTGAGCTGAACTTCCCGCACGGCAAGAACGCCATGGTGACGCTGAACGACACTGACTATGACCCTCAAAGCATGTTTAGCACCGGGACATGGCAGGCCGGAGTTGGCGATGCAGGCTCGAACGCCACCACAGTCATTGACGCGGACCCGACCACTGGCAGTGGGTTCGAGGCACACATGCTCTACGCCCGTGTTGTGTGGGACGGTGGAGCGAGCTACGGCTTCATAACGGCGGTCAACAGTGCCACCAGCATCAGCATCTATAAGACGGAAGGCACTGACTTCACGACAGGAGACGCCTACACAATCGCCAAGGCATACTTCACAATTCCGACGGCAGGCTATTGGCTGTGTATTGGCGTAGTGACTTGGATTTGGAACTCTGTGGTCGCGGACAAGGAGTACCTGGTGCAGTTCCTGGTCAACGGGGCCTACAAGTCCAGGGTTATCAAGCAGTCGGCAGGAACGAAAACGACAGTACCATTGACTACAGATGTAATTCACCTAGATGCAGGCGACAAAATATCCTTAGGTTGCGAAGCATATGCCAATGTTGACACATGTGACTTGTACGGCAGCGCCGGAGGAGGACAAGACACGTTCTTGACTCTGGCTTTGCTTGAAGCTGACTAACGGAGGTGAGACATGAGCTACTGCACGACGACAGACATACAGGGGCTGAACCCGACGCGGACATACAGCACCACCAGCACGCCGACGCTGATTCAGATACAGGAGTTTATCGACCGGATAGCGGCCGAGATTGACGTGACGCTGCAGGGACGTGGGCTGGCGACGCCAGTGACCACGCCCGCAGAGCTCGTCACTTTCCTGAAGCAGCTGAACTCGCTTGGCGCCGGGGCCATGACAGAACAGGCCATGTTTCCGGAGACGCGGGGACAGATGTCTGCGCCGGCCGCCCAGGTGCTGTGGAAGCAGTACCGCGACGGCCTCACGTACCTGCAAAACGGGCAACTCGCTGGCTTTGCGGGTGAGGTTCTGCCGTTCAGCTTCGCCTCGGAGAACGTGGGGAATGCGACAGAGCCGCGCGACACCGAAACCTGGAACAGGCCGAAGCTCGGCAAGAACAGGGAGTTTTGAGATGCCGCTGAGACTCAGGGTTACGGTCGCCGGCGCCAAGGTCCTGGACAGGGCGCTCAGTCGCTTCGGCGATGACATCAAAGACTTCCGGGAAGTGTGGAGGCGCATATATGCCGATTTCATCTCCATCGAGAAGAAGCAGTTTGAGACTGAGGGCGGCAGGGGTGGCCTGAGGTGGGTGCCGCTGAGCCCTAGCTACGCGGAGTGGAAGATGAAGCACTACCCGGGCAAGACGATACTTGACCTGACTGGCGAGCTCAGGCGGCAGATGACGACTGGGGCCGGGATGGAGGTGGTGTACCTGCCGCTGACCCTGAGCATGCAGCCAACGGTGCAGAGGGCATACTGGCACCACGAGGGCGTAGGGCGGCTGCCGGCCAGGAAGGTCGTCTGGCTCACCGAGAGCGACAAGGTAAACTGGATAAAGATGGTGCACGAATACGTCCGCATGGCAATACACAGGGGAGGTCTGGACTGATGACGCTAGAACTGATTGAGGCGGCGGTTGACGCCGTGTCCACCTTGCTGCAGGCCGCCGTCTCCGCAAAGGTGACCGAGCTGAACGCGAGGTATGGCGACGACATCACGCTGGTCGACCCTATTGCATGGTACGTCGGTGGCTATCCGACGGCTTTGCCCGAGCAGCCGTCCATTGCTCTGGTCGCCGTCAGCTGGATGCCGCTGACGCAGCGCAAGGCAAACATCGACGGCGAGACCAGAATCGACATTGTCACGTTCGTCGGTGGGAACGAGCTAGAGGACCGGTTCAGGCGGCTCTGCCGGTACGCACTCGGCGTCATTGAGATGGCAAGGACCGGCGAGCACTCGTCGGGGTACATGATACACATCACCGGACCTGTCGCGCTGACAGATGTCATGGACACCCCGTCATTCCTTCAGGCCATAATAGTGCCCGTAACTGCGGGCTTGACAGAATCATACTAGGGAGGTAAGGACATGGTAGCTGAACAAGACCTGAGTTTTGACGCAGAGGTAAGTGTCTTCATTTTGCATGATGGCACGGCTCTCCGCACCATGACGCCATATGTCAACGAGATTCGGGGGTTGCCCGGCCAAATCAAGATGAACGACCGCACCACCTTCGGGTCAGTCGGAGAGCGGCCTGCTCCGTCAATCTATGTCGCCCACTTCACCGCAGAGTTCCTGTTCAACATGGTCACTGATGTCGGCGTAAACTCGGTGCTCGAATTGCTGTTCGAGGGCAAGACACTGGCGGCCTTTGAGTACTACCCCGCCGGACAAGGCGGGGGTAACCTCAAAATCTCCGGTAGCTGCTATCTGGCCATTTACGAGATAACGAGCAGGGTCGGCAGTTTCGTTGCTGTGCATACCGAGTTCCACGTTGACAACGGAGTGACGCTGGGGCTGGCAACGGGCTGATGGAAATACCGACAGAGCGAGTAGACCTTGGAAACGGTCAATGGGCAGACCTCTACACGGAGGTGAAGCGAATAACGGCGAGACTGCATGAGACCGAGATACGCAGGCACATGCGGCCGCTGGACGGCGAGCCGCTGCTGGCCTCAGAGCTGAGGACCGGCCAGAAGCCGTGGCCGGAGGACTTTATCATCGACACCGCCGCCGTAGACAGCAGCTGGGTGGCGGAGCAGTACATGCTGCACCAGGTAAAGGCATGGAGCATAGGGCCGGTCAACCAGGACACGCTGGACAACATGCCCAAGCCCATGTTTGACCTGCTGCGGGCGGAGATAGACCGGCGCTATACGCAAAACCCTTTAC